TTTTTATCTTATACCCTAAAAAACTAAAGGGTATTTTATACAATTCAATATTATAAGAGTATGTAATTACACCTCTTTGACTAAAATCATAATCGAAATAGGTGAATTTACTATGTATTGTATCATAATCACTTTCATTACTATGAAAAGTTTTTATGGTTTTTGATTTGGTCTCATTATATGGAGTTATTTTTCTATTGGTAAAATTAATACTAGATGTCGCATTATATATTGTTTGTAATAGATTTATATCGTTTGTCATTTATTTATTTTCTCTTAAAGTTATTACTAATTTTGTTTTTAAGTGGTATTCCGAAAATATATCGAAAAAAGGTAATTATAATTACCAATAACATTGCGAATACCGTTATTAATAATACTATTGCAATTCCACCCCATAGTGGTGCAGTTACCCACCACCAAGACCAATCAATTTGATTAGTCAGTTTTAGTCCTAAGAATAATAAAAATAATAATCCGGCGAAACTAACACCGGAAGATTTTACGTTTGTATTTGTTTTTTTCATTTTTATATAAAAAATTTATAAATTAATAATGTACTACAAAAGAAGTTTAGTAAACTTGCAAAGTAGAAAAATATTTTTATCCATTTAAAATGTGGTTCTGTTACTTTATATTTCCCATAGAAGGCAAACATTATTGCAACTATGTAACCTAGTATTATTACTGTTATCATATTTTTATTTTATTTTTCGTAGTCATTTATATCATAATATAAATCTTCACTGGTTAGAATGTTTTTATCATATATGATATTTTCATCATCACCAAAATTTATATTTATCTCATGTTGTATTAAATCATGCCATATTTGTTTTTGTTTATGTGCAATTATAAACCCTTCTTCTCTATCAACATATCTATCAAAAGAAGTTAAGAAACCAAAGTCTTTTCTTTCAATTAAGTTAGTATCAAAATCGGATTTTAATTGTTGTAATATCATAAAACAATTATTATGTCTTCTTCCACTTATAACAATCCCAGTTGATACATTTCTAGGTTGTTCTTTATAAACAATTCCATCTTTATACCAAATTGCTGCACATAATATATATTCTTCTCTATTTTTTTCTGGTTTCATATGATACAAATATAGTAATAATAATTAATATATACATAATGAAACATTTATTATTATTTGAAAACTTTGACACTACTTCACATTTAAAAGGTAGAGGTATAGATACAGAAAAAACACGAGTTATAATTGATGAAGAATCCGGTGATATTTTTTTCTTTTTATATAATTTAACCGGACAAATGGTTGGTTATCAAAAGTATAATCCTAAATTTCCAAAGAAAGGACAAAATAGTAAAAATTTGAGTAATCCAAGAGATACCAAATATTACAATTGGGTTGGTGAAGAAGATGAAGGTAAAAAAATTGCAGTATGGGGTTTAGAATCTTATAATGTTAGTGATAAATATATGTTCATAACGGAAGGTATATTTGATATAGCAAGAGCTCATGAGGCAGGCTATCCGGGTATTGCAGTTTTAGGTAATGATCCAACACCACAATTAAAATTTTGGTTAAAAACTTTACCACAAACTAAAATTGTTATCTATGATAATGATAAGGCAGGTGAGAAATTAATAAAACTTGGTGATTATGCATTCTCTGTTGAAACTGGTAAGGATTTAAATGATTTAACACCTGAGCAAGCTAAAGTATTTTTAGAAGATATAATTAATAAGATTGAAAAAGTAAATGAATCAAATGCTTACTCACTTGAAGAGTATAATTCTTATATTGCTTCTGAATTAGGGAAATATGATTTAAGACCTGCTCAAGTTAATCAACTACTTGATTTTTATTCAGATGAAATTGAAGATTCTCGCAATACTGGTCAATTCCCTAAAATATTTGTTGATAAAATTGTTAGTGAATTGGAACTTAACACAGGTGGATTTCCAACGATTAAAATACCAAATGCAAGTATTAAACAATTAAAATATCTATAATATAAAAACCCACCAAATGGTGGGTTTTTATATTATCCTAATACTAAATCAATTACATCTGCTCTATCATCTGCTTTAATCTCTGCGAATATTTCTTCATACTCTTCGACCTCATCTTGATCCATATAATCTAATCTATCTATCAATTTATTTTTAATTACTTCTCTGTAACATTTTAACATTTCATAGTGTAACACGATAGATTCATCTTGAGAACCATAATTAGATGGTTGATATTTAGCACTTAAATCAGATATAGTCCAGTTAAATCTAATCATATCACCGATTTCTTTACTATTTACAGTTTTTAATAATTCAACAGGTTGACCTGAACTATCATGACTATAACTTCTACCATCCAATAATAATTGACTACAGTATTCACTGATGTTTGGAACACCCTGATATTTTTTAATACCCCATAACATTCGCATTCTTTCTAGTTTAGGATCATCTGTTTTTTCATCTTCATTCTTTTGAATTGCTAATTTAGTACACTCAATAGATAAATCAACAGAACAGATATTTCTGTCTTCATCTGTTAAATTAGATTTAAAGTTTGGATTTAATTTTAACAATTCTCTTTCCATATCATCAATATGATAAATATGATCTACTTTTTTACCATTGCTATCAACTAAATGACCCCATTGACCATCAGAATGATATTCGTATCCGGGTAAATCGGTATGTATCCAAGTTTTTTTATATCTAGTATCAGAATTATCTTCTATTTTAGAAAATCCAAATTTATTTAAAAAATATCCAACTAAATATCCTTCGGTGTAGTACAATCTTTTTCTACTTGCCATTTTTTTATATACTGAAGTATGTTCTAGTGTAAATGTAAGTTGTTTATATAGTTCTTCATTCTTTGTACATTTTATAGTACCACCATGACGACCAACTGAGTTATCATCAACTTCATCAATAATTGATTTTATATCTAATCCGAAATAGTCTTCAATAAATTTAACCGAGTCGGTTCTTTTAATATTTTCAATTCTACCATAATCATCATATTGACCAAATACAGGTAGAAAAACTGGTTCATACCAGTCAGTACTATATACTACACCACCTTTTTTTGAATCACAATATTTATTTGGTTTTACAATTAAATAATTAAATATTTTGTATATTTGTATAAAATAAAAAGATGTTCAATATAATATTTTTAGATATAGACGGTGTATTAAGAACACACAAAAGTGATTTGGAATGGTCCAATCAGTTAAACACACCTATACTTAAAGGTACTAATCGTTTATTTTGTAAAACTGCAGTAGATAACTTAAATGAAGTTATATTTCTAACTAAGGCAAAGATTGTTATTACATCAACTTGGAGACTCAATCTTTCAATAGATGAATTAACTAAAATATTTAAAGAAAGAGGTATTATTGGTGAAATAGTTGATAAGACTGAGATTAATTTTAAGGGTAGAGGTTTTGAAATTAAAGAATGGTTAGATAATAATCGATATAAAAATTATGTTGTTTTAGACGATCAGATTAAAGATATTATTAACATTGTTGATAATGTTATAAAAGTGGATTCTCAAATTGGATTTGATGAAGTGGATTTAGTTTTAGATATTTTATTATAATAAAAAACCCAGTATTAATACTGGGTTTTTTTAATCAATAATTATTTGTTTATGATTAGTTTGCTTCTTCTTCAACTTCTACATTAACTGCATTAAGTCCTTTTTTTCCTTCAGTTACTTCAAAAGTAACTACATCATTTTCACGGATTTCATCAATTAGTCCTGATACGTGTACAAAAATATCTGTACCTGTTTCGTCTGTAATGAATCCAAATCCTTTAGCTTCGTTGTAAAATTTTACGGTGCCATTTTTTCTCATTCTATTATTTATTTATTTTATTATTTGGTATTATTACCAAGAGTTATATAACTTATGAATCAAAAAGTTTAGTTATTTGATTATCTCTAAATTCTTTAATAAAGTTTTTAAAGATATAATCCACCATTTCCTTCTCACTTAATTCCAAAACATCACGTTGCATACTATGAAGTGGTGTTGTTATATCTTCTAATTTACCATCATCATTTTGTGGTTGATAGACTGTCCAGTTTGAAAGGACAAGACCATTTATAATATCATATCTTTTATCATTATGATATAAGGTGTAATTCACTTGAAACCTACTCGGCTTATGTGAATCACATCCTATTATCTCTAAGTACTTAGTTGCGTTCATATTAGTTATCTTCTTCATTTAATTCTTCATCTTGGAAAAAGATTGATGGATCTCTTTCAGTAAGGAAATTTCTAGCAATTAAAAGTCTTTTAGTTTTATCTCTAATCCAATCTTTTGCCATTTCATGTAAATCTTTACCTCTTGATAAAGACATAACATAGCCAAAATTTCTATCCTTGTTATGTACTAAAGCATATTCTTTGTGGTTTTCACCCATATCTAAAAATACTTGATAGGATTTTTGTATATCTAATACTTTTTCAGTAATAGTTTTTTTAATCACTGCAATTATTTTTTCAATTCTTTCATGTGCTTCTACTTGGTCTTCTGGTATTTGTCCCAAAATATCATCTATCTTATCATCTAAAACATACCCAATAAGCACATTTTCTCTATATAAATCTTCTGTTAAAAGACCGTGTCTTTCACAGTACCAAGGTGTTTTTAATTTGAAAAAGAAATCATTTCCATTTACATCTTCTGCTTGAACAATAACACCTTCTTTATCTTCTTGTTTTGCAACAACTTCGATTAAGTGGTCTAAATCATTATATTCATCTTCAAATGGTGCAATTTTAACAGAACCTATTTTATCTAAGTGGTCTTTTAAATCTATATGTTTACCAGTTTTATTATCTCTTAATCTTAATAAAATCAATTCTTCTTTAGAATATCGTAATACGATACGATTTTGTGGCGCAACATATTCAAAAATGGCAACAATATCATTATCTAAAGTCCAGTCAACTAATTTTTTTATATCTGAGTTAGTTTTATAAACTCTATCAATACCAATTGCTTGGTCACTTTCAAATGACATTTTAGATTTACCTAAAACTTTACCATTTGGAAATTTAACAAATGACGCAATTGATCCATCTTCTTTGTTATTTACATATTTTATTTTGTAATTTTTAACAATAGAATACATAGATTCAGGTACTTGGTTCAAGTTAAAAAACTTTTCAAGTAATAAATATCTATTAAATACTGATCCATCGGTATTGAAAACAAAAGTTAACCCTCTCATTTCATAACCATTATAGTTTACAAAGTCTTTATATTGTGCAAGTCTGTAGTTGAAAAAAGATACATTATATCCATCAACTTCAGTTTTAATTTCATAAAATGGAGAATCCTCATCAGAGCACATTTCAACTGCTTGATCATAAGTAGGTAGTCTATAACCTTTTACTTCTAAATTTTCATTTACAAATTCTATGTATTTTAATACTTTCATTTTTATTCTAATATTTTTTCTATTTTATAATCTCTTGTTATATCTTCAAGTAATCCATCTCTTATTAATATTTGTATGGGTACTAAGCTTAATCCATCAAATAAACTTGTTACTCTTTTCCAAGGTGGTGTATTTTGGTTTAATTTTAATATGTGTTGTTTATCATTAAATCCATAAATGAATTCTTTTAAAACATATGAGTTATATTCACCATCTTCACAAAATAATATATCACCTTTATATAAACTAAATGTTGAGTTTAAAGGGGCACCTAATTCTGTTTTAACTAATAATATTTTATTATATTTCACTTACTTTTTTAATTTTAAAAATTGAATTAATATTATCAAGTTTCGATTTTATTTCATTAACTAAAATTCTTTGAATTCTATTTAAACTTCTTTCTTTTTCAACTGCACTTATAATAGCAACAGTTTCATTAAAATAATTATTTCTAAATTTTTCTGATGCTGTAAAAGCATCTTCAATATTTTTTAGTCTATCTGCCAATTTTATAATAAGAGCATCATCACTCATATTTACTAATTTATGAATTAAGTAGTCTTTTTTACTTCCATCATATCTATGTTTCATTTCTTCTTCATTAGAAGTTAATTCCATAACTAAATCTGCAACTCTTTGACCAAATAATTTTTTAATTTCAGAGTAACCTTCCCAGATACTATCATAACAATCTTCTGGAACATCGTGTAATATCGCAGCGATTAAAAGGTCTTCGTCAGTAGTATATAACTTAACTGTACCGTTAACCTTTTGAACGTGTGCATCAAAATAAGATTTGCCCGAAAATTTTCTTACTTGTCCTTGGTGTGCCGCTTTAGCAAAATCCCATGCTAATTGTTCTCTTGGTGTTATTGGTGAGTTTGCCATAATTTCTTATTTCTTATTTCTGTTTATATATTAAAGCAAAGATATGAAATAATTATGTATATTTAGAGATTAATTTAACTAAAATATCACCGTGACATTTTTTCCCACCACCACCTTCATTTTTACACCAACATCCTAGTGTTTTATCTTTAAGTTCGTGTAAGTCATTTAGAAGATGTTTACCATCACCATTTTCTAACCAGTCCTCATACTTCTCAAAAAGTTCTTTCCTTGAACTACAGACATATTCTGCTCTTGTATCTCTATCTTTAATGATGGTAAAAGGACATCCCCATTTAGAAGGTCTGGCAATAAATATATCATAGTCATCTTTTTTAAAGTGAACTACTTTAGTATTGTGTTTAGTCTTTGGTGTTGCTTTAAAAGAATCGAAAAAATCATCCATAATATTATATTAATTTTTTATAATTAGATTATTTTTTATATATTTGTAAAAAATATAGTTATGTCAAAAGTTTGGTATGTAATAGGTAAATATGAATCTAGATTTTATAGAAGTGAGAGAGCCTTTCTTTCTGCCACTAATATTAATAGTTCATCTAAGGTTATAGTTTATGAAGAAGTAGAGAGTGGTATCACTGGTGAAATATATAGTAATATTCTTAAACAAAAAGAACGTGAACAACAATTGAATGTTATTTTAGGAACTGCGGATGAATATTCTGAAAAGTTTATGAAATTGGTTAATATGTATAGTGATATTGCAAAAGAAGAAGATAGAAATAAAAAATATTACTTAAAAAACTTTAAGATAATAGGACCTGATAAGAAAAAAATTAGTAGTTTTTTAACCGGTAAAAAAAGATATTTTCTAATGTATGTTAGTAACTCAGTTGAATGGTATAAAACACTATTGGAGTGTCATAACTTCACAACAATTGATACTTTTGTAAATACTACACAGGAATCAATTGATAATTTTAATGAGGCAAAGAGATTGATTAAATTAGATAAGATTAAAAACAAAAAAAGAGAGACTAAATAGTCTCTCTTTTTTTATTTATTCTTTTCGTAATATTCATCTATTAGCAATTCTCTTTGTGAAGAAGCATTAACTGCAAGTACATCACATCTTTCATTTTGTGGGTGACTATTATGTCCTTTAACCCATCTGAAGTCAACATCATGTTTTTCATAAACTTCTAAAAATCTTTTCCATAAATCTGGATTCTTTTTATCTTTAAAGTTATTTTTCTTCCAGTTAAAAACCCAACCTTTTTCAACAGAATCAACCACATATTTAGAATCCGAAGTAACTAAAACCTTTGCTGGTTTTTTTAATTTTTCTAAACCAATAATTACTCCTAAAAGTTCCATTCTGTTATTAGTCGTATATCTAAATCCACCAGAAAATTCTTTAATATAAGTTGTTCCAACTTTTTCCATAATAAGGCCAAATCCTCCCTTACCGGGATTTCCTTTTGCTGCACCATCGGTGTAGATATTTACATCATATTTACTCATTATAATATATTTTGTTTTATTAATAATTTTTCTACTTCTATCCAATCTACGAATGGTCTATTTGATATACTTAAATCATATTTCAAAGGACATCCAAGTGCAGTATCATCTATTAAAAGTTCTGCATAACTTTTTGGTGAAGTTGTCCACATTAATTGAGTTGGATTACTTTGAATTCCATAAAGAGGAATATTGTTGTCTTTAAACCAATTGATAGCATCTGTTAAATATCTATTACCTGGTTTAATTTGATAATATTCATCCATCGAATCTGGTGTATCATCTCTCATAGTAAATAATATGAGTTGATGTCCTTTTTCGACTAGTTTTTTAAGTACTTTTTGTGCACCAATATCTTTACCGACTCTTGGAAAATCGTGTGTTGAAACTGTTCCATCAAAATCTATATTGATTGTCATGCTATTTATATTTATTATTTATATTATTTTTACAAATATAGTGATTTTTTATTAAAAACGGTAAAAACCAGTAAAATTTAGTTATATATAGTTTTAAAAAGAGAAAACTAATGAAAAAAATCCTGGTTACCTGGTTCGGTTTAGAATGTTATTGTTTGTGGTTTCATTCTGGTAAAAGTGTTGAAAATGATGATACAAAATGGTATTGTAATCAATGTGAACGATCGAGGAAAAAGGATACTTTTTTTATTTAATTTTAATTAAAAATATTGTTTAATTAGTTCTAAAAGAACATAAGATATTTTATATCCAAAAAATGCACCTAATGCAGATGGTATTGGAAAAACAATTAGTCGACCTAAGTCTGTTACATATTTAGGTCGATTGACTATTTTACCCATAAAGAAGTAGTATATCAAATATCCTAATAACACTGCTATGTCAGTTCTTGTTGAAATGAAAACTACTAAGGTTGCACCTAGAAATCCAAATATGAAATTATCTCTAGTTCCATTCCAAATTTCTTTATTGGTTGCGCTTTTATATTCTTTGTATATTTTTTTATACAATTTATGTTTCTTTGGTTTGTTTGATTTGTTTGATTTGTTTGGTTTGTTTGTACCAAAATCAGTATTATTTCCCATAGTTAGTTAATTATATTAATATATACTAAAAAGTTTTAATTCAGATGTTTAATAAATTTAGTGACATGATTAATGAAAGTAAAAGTTCTAAACCAAAACTTGGTTTAGATATTCATGGTGTTATTAATACGATGCCGGAATTCTTTACATTCTTAGCAGACTCTTTTATTAAAAATGGTGGTGAAGTACATATAATAACTGGAGGTTCTTGGACCGAAAAACTTGATAATAAAATAAAATCGATTGGAATAAAATATACTCATAAGTTTTCTGTTTATGATTATCTTATAAAAACTGGTGAACCGACGACTGGTCAGATTGAATTTCCCGATGGAACAATACAAATGAAATTTGATGATAATCTTTGGAATAGTATGAAAGGAAGATATTGTAAAGATAATAATATTGATTTACATATAGATGATACATTGGTTTATAATGATTTCTTTAGTACACCATTTGCTAGATTATGGTCTCATAATAGTAAATCAAAATCTTCACATAAAGATATTTAATTTAATATTTCTGTAATTATATTATCTCTATAATAAGGTAACATATCAACATCAAAACTATCTATGTAGTCATAATCACCTATACCATATTTATAATATATTTTTATTTTATTCTCATTTATAATTTCATATTTAAAATAGTGTTGATATCCAGTGTCTATTTTTATATCTTTAAACTTTTCATCATATCTTTCTATTACAAATGCATTTAGTCTTTTTTTATCAGACTCTATATCAATTAGATTTTGTACAGTTTTTTTTAATTCTATCCACATTAGGTTTTATCATTAAGTAATTTATCTATTTTTTCTTGTCGTCTTTCATCTATATGAATTTTATCTCTCATTAACAATTCAACAGTTAGTGAAATAATAGCTTTATAATATTCAATACCTAACTCTGTATCATTTTTAATTTCTTCCACTATTTGTTCATTACTTATTTTACTCCTACCTGTGGTTACTATTCTATCACCTACTTTTTCATAAGTAGATATAAGTAAATCTTTTAATTTTTGTTCTAATGTTCTTTCCATTTTGGACAATTCTATACTATTATTAAGTTAATTTTTCTATCTCTCATATACACTTTCATTTCATTCCAGATTGGATGATGAATTAATAATTCATGTTCACTCATTAGTTCTGTGTCAATATCAATAATTTCCCAATCTTCTATTATTTTGTCAAAAGAATTAAAGTAACAGGATGGTTGTTTTTTATTCTTTGACACCAATTCAATTTGTTCAAATGGTTTATATGTGTCAAGTAAGTAAAAAGAATATTCTTTACCTATTTTGTAACAATCATACATACCATACATAGGATTACCTTTGTATATTGCTTTTATCTTAAACATTGTCATTTATATTTAATTCATTATCAAAAATATGTATGTTTTTTTGGTTAAAGTCGATAACTCTATTTAATTCTTCGGTTGAGTATGTTTCTTGTATCTTTTCTTTAGTTAATTTTAAATCTTCTAATATTAATGAGTGTTTAACTGCTTGTGCGAATTTGAAATTAGAATCATCAATTTCATGATAAGTTGCATTAACACAATACAAATTTGCCTCCAAATAATCGGAAATAATCATACCCGTTGCGAGTCCTTTAAGATTATGTTTCTTGAAGAACTGGTCAGCATTACACCAAATACCAATGCATATTTTTTCTTTTAATAAATAAACATATTGACCATCAATTAAAAAGTTGAAGTCTCCATCAACCAAACCTTTTTCAGTACCATGTCCCATCATAATAATAGTATCATGTTCTTTTATTAGATTCTTTAATTTTGACTTTCCAATATTTTTTTTAATTATAGTCCAATCCTTACCATCATAAATTGTTGATAAGAAATCGGTTGTACTATCCTCTGCATGTATTAGTAAAGTTTTCATAATGTAAATATACAAAAAAATCCATAAAAAGATTAACTTTTTATGGATTTAATTTACTCTTTTTTTTCGCCACTCAATATATTTCTTAACTTCTGTATGTTTTAATAATAGTTCTAAAGTATTATATGATAGACCCATATCTTTCTCAGTAATGAATCTATGTATTTGAATATGACAATGTGATTTACATATCCAAATACCATTACTTTGCATATATTTCTTATCATATAACTTTTCAAATTTTTTATTTGAATGTAAAGTACGAGGTATCAAATGATGAAAATTTAAATAATCATCAAATGAACCACATAACTGACAATATTCTACTTTTTTATCCATTTATTATCTGAATTTAATAGGAAAGTTCCAATGTGAAATTCTCCTTTACTCCACTCATTAGGAGCAATTAATGATAGTATATTCTCACCACCAAAGTTATAAAGGTGATAAGGTTTACCTACAATTGGTTCAAAAGAAATTTTAGATTCCCACACCATCATCGAGATTGTATATTCATCTTGTAATTTTTCAATTCTTTCTACTATTTCCTGTCTTTCTCTCTCAAAAGCAGCAATCATTTTTTTAGAAGACTCTGTTCTAAAAAGTGAAACATCTGGAACGGTAAATGATGGAGCACCTACATTCGTAGGATATGATTTTAATTTAGCATCATATCCTAAGTCTTTTGTAAATACTACTAAGTCTGGTTTTTTATCTTCCATTTTATTTTTAATCTATCTATACCAATGGGAAACCCATTTTTTAATATATATAATAAATGTAAATAAGTTTATGATATGTAATGATATTTTAACAGGTAAAAGTGGAATATACAGAATAACTAATTTGATAAATGGTAAAATTTATATAGGTAGAAGTGTTAATTTAAAGAGTAGAAAATCTAAACATAAAACAAAAATATCAAATACTATAATTTCAAGAGCTATTCAAAAATATGGTCATGATAATTTTCTATTTGAGGTAATTGAATATTGTGAGATAGATAAGTTAGTAGAAAGAGAGGGTTATTATTTAGATTTATTACAACCATTTAGAGAGAATAATGGTTATAATATATTAAAGGATAGTAGTATTGGCGGATGGTTGGGTATGTTTCATACACCAGAAACAAAAATAAAAATGTCTAAATCTAAAAAAGGTACTTATATACCTTGGAATAAAGGAAAAAGGGGTGTACAAGAATGTAGTGAAGAAACTAGAAAGTTAATGTCAGAGAATAGAAAAGGTGAGGGTAATTCTTTTTATGGCAAGAAACATTCTGAGGAAACTATTAATCATTTAAGAGAAATTGCAAAAAAAAGAGATATGTCTCATTGTAATAAGAAAGTTGCTCAATTGGATAAAATTACTGGTGAAATAATAAAAATATGGGATAGTATTTCTGATGCAGCAGAACAAATATTAGGTGATAAAAAAAACAGCCGAATTTCGGCTGTTTGTAGAGGTAAAGCTAAGTCTGCAGGTGGATTTAAGTGGTTATACTTTATTCAAGAGTAAAATCCTATCTATTCCCAGTGCTAGTCCTATGCCGCCTTCATATGAACCACCACCACAGATTTGCTTTTGTGCTCCTAATTCAGGACAAGCAATTTCAAATCCTTTACCACCAGTATAATAATCAAGTCCTCTAGTTGCATCTAAGTTTACTTCATAACTATCCGTAGTTATTTCAATAAGTTTCTTTGCAATTTCTAAAAGTTCATCCGTATAATCTATTCTAGGATTGATTACCTCAACACCAAATTGTGTAAATTGTCTGTATCTACCTGCTTGTGGTTTCTCACCTCTAAAACATTCTCCGATATAAAATAGTTTTACATCTTTAGTCATTTTGAATGTTTCTTTTGATAATTGTTGGATTATAGATGTATATTCTGGTGCCAAACAAATATCTCTATTACCTCTATCGGTAAAAGTGTACATCATATTATTATTTTCTTCACCAACTTTTTTATCAAATGTTTCAGATAATTGTATAACCGGAATCATCATTTCTTGGTAACCATAAGATTCAAGTATTTCTATCATTTTATTTAAGATAGTTCTTTTTTTCTTAGCAGTATCACCAAAGATAATTCTAGTTCCCTTATATGTATTTTTTAATTTAATTTCCATAATTTCTATTAGTTGTGGCGAGAGAAGGAATCGAACCTCCGTTTTCCGGCTATAAGCACCGGCGTGATACCTTATGATGGTCCATTCCACGCATCTCGCGATTTTTATCAAAGATACAATATTTATATTGTAGTTACAACTTATTTTAAATAAAAAATCCCCTAACTATTAAAAGTTAGAGGTTTCTATTTCACGTGTGTTGTTTATTTAGTAAAGACTGAGAATACATCTTTTAGTAAGTGTCTTTTGAAGAATTATTGGTTCTCTTCGTTTCCATAGCCTTTTGGACTATAACACTCATTGACGATTAGTTAGACTAATCACTTCTTGAGGTATCAACTACTCTCTTATTACTTAACTCTCTTCAACCTTGCGAGCTGACTCAGGATTCGACTCCTTAGAGGTTTTTGGTAAGAATACGACTTAACTTGCGGTCTTATCGTGCACGGAACAGCTCCGTACTATGTAGTCAACTATCGTTGATACCTGATAGACACTTTTGCTTTTTAGTTTAATTTTACTTAAATTGTAAATTGCTTTGTGTTTGTGAATGTGTCGAAGAAGTGGTCTACCCTAAGCTTTGTTATCTTTTGAACAACAAAATACTAAACTCCTCCGTGAGACCTCCCGGTCGCCATATTTTAAGAATACTTCAAACTAACATCTTGGTAGATATTTAGTAGGGATAGTAGCAGCACCACCTGTTCTCTACCTTACCTTTCGGTTTTAAGTAGCCTCTTATATTGGAACACGCAATCATATGGTTGGAATGCCACATTTCTCACATAATTCCTATAGGTTATTCTTATTGGTGTTCCCACCTCAACTTGACAATTCACGTTGCCGAGTCAGTTTTCCATTTCATCTATACCGTTAGGCCTCGATTAATCAGGATGACTGATATCCTACTTGTGTACTTGAGCTCTTTTGAAGCCGCAAAACCCTTTGACTATTGGTTTCACTTTATCCTACTTTCGTAGTTTATTTAACGACGATACACCGCCGATTATCATTTTACTAACTACCGAAGTAACTAGTTGGATAATACAATATTTTCAAAGAACATATTTGTTTTAATTATAGTACAAAGATAATAAAAGTTGTTTAAACTACCAAATCTTTTTTACTTTATTTTTTAAAAAACTATAAATTACAGTACTAGCTGGTCTGCCTATAATGATTTTATTTTTGGCACTATAATTTATAGTTTTTAAAAAATTCAAAAGATTTAATTCTTTTCTTTTTACTTAATTGTTAATATAAGATTTTATTTATTCTTATATTGTATAAAGTTAGATTTTATTTATTCTAACTTATTTAGTAGCGGGAGCTGGACTCGAACCAACGACCTTATGGTTATGAGCCACACGAGCTACCTACTGCTCTATCCCGCGATATGTAGTCCATAAAGGATTCGAACCTTTGTTTCATCTTGTAAACAAGAAGCGTCCTGGACAGTAAACTATCAACCGCTAGACGAATGGACCGGTTATAGTAGGGTTACGGGTACCTACCTCCTGATATTGAAATCAGACCATCGTTCATTGATTGTAAGATCCTAACGACTGATACTGTATTTGCCTACACTCAAGTATCTCCTTTTTTTTACAAAGATAGTTAATTTTTTTGAGAAACCAAATATATTTATAAATTTTTTAATTCAAAGGTAACTAACCTATAACAATTAAATGAGAAAGAACCGTGTTAATTGGGTAGTTAATTCCCATATTTCTATCTTTCTGTTTTTGTAGTCTGTAAGGGATTCGAACCCATATTACTTCTCAAAAGAGAAGAGTCCTGTTTTACTTTACATTAGTGACCGAGGTCTTTTTATTTAGTAAAACATCCGTTAGACGAACAGACCATTTTATTTCTTTAACAAAGATAAGATAACTTTTTCAATCTACCAAATCTTTTTTAATTATTTTTAAAAGTTTTAGTTATACTACTTTTAATTTTTCAAAATTTCTATGAACTTTTATTCTGATTTGTTTGACAAAGATAAGATAACTTTTGTTATATACCAAATCTTTTTTATTATTTTTGATAATAAAAAATTATCTTTAAATAGTTTGTTTCATTTATATAAACAAAGATACAAAAGTTTTTTATTTCACCAAATCTTTTTAATTTATTTTTTAACCCCCATATGCATCAATAACAATATCATTTCTAACTCTAAAATTGATTCTATCTGTTCTAAAATCCATGGTTAACATTTTACCCTGTCCATTTTCTTCGGTAACTCTTGTTGTGAACCCACCTTGTTCCGCATATTCTACTGCCTCATCTAAGGTTTTACCTTCATATTCACCTTGTCTGATTATACCACCATTTCTTAGTCCCATCTTAATTATTTATTTTTTATTATATTTATTTTTTTATTTTAGTTGTATATTAAAATTAATTACACATCTATTTTCTGATCCATAAAAAGGTTCTACTGAATGAACTATATCATAAGGCCAAATAATTAACATTCCTTTTTTGGGTCTTATGTAGTATTTCATACCTCTAATATGAAATGCAAATACACCAGAATATGGATGGTCTTTAATTGGTAATCCATCTGATAAGTAATATCCACCACTGAACATCATCGGTTTGGCTTCTTCCGGACTCCATCTACAATGATTATGTGCATTGTGTCCTCTTCCACTATATGGATCATAGTACTGCATCCAACTTTCTGTTATTAGTGGAGTTGAGTTATGTTTATATCCGATTGACTCTAGTAAGTATAAGTATCCATTTTCAATTCTATCTTTTATAATTTTAACATCAACATTATCATCAATATTTAAAAAGTCATTAGGTGGTGTCCAGAATCTACTACCAATTGGTTGGAACTCATTTTCTTCTACCCATTCATCTTCTCTATCGTACCATACTTGAAAGTTATCTTGTCTTTCAGTATCAAAACGACCTGGTAGTTCTTGTCCCATTAATTTTTGTGCATCGGTTAACTTATCATATCCAAAGTCATAAACTTTTTTATGAAAATCATCTTCATCAAATTGGTGTTGGTATATTGGAATTGGTGCAAGAAATTTAATATCATCAATTCCTGATTCTATTATTGGTTTTTTAAAATACATAATTTTAATTTTTTTTTAGTTTATATCATGTAAGAGATATATATCTTTTTTTATTTTAGTGTCAATATATGAATTAATTTTTTTAATAGCAACCGTCATATCATCTAAATTTTTATCTTTTTCTTTTCCTCTAATAACAATAGGTTCATATTTCGAAATATACTCATCAAGAGTGCAGTTTGAGTATATCCACATAGCAAATTCTTCAATACACGCAGTGAGTCCATATTCATTTGATATTTTCATTAGTTCAGAAAATACATTAACATCATTTGAATAGAAGAAACCAAAGCAAGGAAGTGCCAAAGCATCATTTATTTCCCAATTATATTTATATAAGTTTTTAATATGATGGTGTAAAAAATCATCCATATTATCTGAATATGTATTATTTTCCAATAAGAATTTTTTAATATCTTCTTTATAATTTTTGTGATATGCGTATAGTGGACATTGTATATTATTACCACTTCTAATTAATTCATAAAATTTATAATCGATTTCTTTAGATAATGATATATCCCAGTCTAAAAATAAAAACTCTTTAAAGTTCTCTTCTGCTCTTTGTAAAGCAAACAACTTGTGTTGAAAGTGTAATAGATGTGTACTAAATATAAATTCGGTTATATCTAAACCCATTAATACTGTATCATATCCTAATGATATTAAATATTTTTGATTTTCAATTCCCCAAACATATACCAATTCATCATCAAATAAAGGAACCTTTGGAATTTCATTTAAAATATACTCTGATGAACCCCATAAAACTCTGATAATTTTAATATCATTTTTATGACTTATGTATATTTTTTTATCTAAAATTGAAGATATGTGTTTATTTATTATATTCAATCCATCAGAAACTTCTTTTAAAGTATCTATTTGTTGTCCAATAGATACTATTGGTTCAAAGTTATCTATCCATTCATTCAAATTACAATTTGCCCAAATATATAAAGCAAATTCTTCAACATTTGTTTTTATATCATGTTTAATAACAATATCAATTAGTTCTTTTCCAATTTTTGCACCATTTGAATAAAAAAATGAAAAGTTAGGTATAACATTTAAGTTGTCAAACTTCCAACTATACTTTTGAATGAATTCATTTTGTTGAAAAAAGTATTCACTCATTTCATCTGATAGATTTTCTTTATTTATAACTTCTAAGAAATTATTTGGTAAACAATATAGTGGACATTGTATAGTACCTTTGCTTCTAAGTAATTTAGTAAATTCATCATCTAAATTTAGTATAATTCTACTATCCCAATCTAAAAGTATGTATTCATCATACATATTATCCGCATATTCTATTACCAATAACTTATGTATATATTTTTTTAATTGATTTGAATATCGTTCGTCTGATTTATCCTCTGATATTAAATAGGTTTCATATCCTATACTCTTTAAGTAATTATTATTTTCACTTCCCCAAACATATACTATTTCATTATCAAATTTAAATTTATTCGATACTTCTTTAATAGTATGTTGTATCTCACCCCATATTGTTCTTATTATCTTCATTGTAAAGTTTTAAATAAATTTTTTTTAAATCAATCTGTTCCAGATGGAACAGAATTGGTAACTATATTAAGATGAATATCAATATATTTTGAAATGAATTTTATACCTTCTAAAAAGTTTTCTAAAATCCAACCTCTATCTTTTGATATACCTACAACTACCGTAATTATTTGTATTTTCATATCTCTTTTCCAAATTTATGTAGTTGTTTAACACCCATTGACTGACCAACTAAAACAGTTCTTTCTCCACTTATTAACTCAGTGACACCATGTGGATGTGTATATGATCCAGGAAACAAAATTAAATCCCCTCTTTTTAATTTAATACTAACTTCTTGTTTTGGGAAAACTAAATTACCACCTTCGTAATTATCATTGAGACACACAACGAATGTTATTCCACTAAAATCACAATGTATATTAGAATTTAATTCAAATGTATTTAATTCATTATAAACTTGAATAAAAATATCTTTCCAATCTGTTCTTGCATGTTTTTTATAACCTTCAATTTGGTCTAAATTATTTAGATATTTGAAGTAGTAATCATACATCTGATTTTCTATTTTATCATACCAAAAATTATTAAATTTTTCTAAAAGTTCAGGGTATTTATAAACCTCAATTCTACCACGAATACCCTCAAATGGAAATTGTGCATATCTTAAATCTCTATTAAAAATAATTTCTCTGTTAGTATCTACCAAAGAACAAAGTTCATTTATAATTTCATCAGGTATTACTTCACCGAAGTATAATATATCACTTCCTAATTCTAACATTTTATATTTTTATATTTTGGGAAGAATTCTACTATCTCTTCTAAGTATCTTTTAATATATTGATTTTTAAGTTCTTCATTATCACTAAATACTGCTTTCATATACCATAGATGTTCCCAAGAACATTTATCATTTACATTACCATCAATGAATTTAAACCAAGGTTCTGCCATACCTAAATGTCTTTTATCTTTTCCAGTATGGTCACTATCACTTAAAAATACATTACTACTTATAGAAGATACATTATAATTACCTTCTCTAATAGTATGTCCTAAAATTCCTTGATCGGTTAATAACCAAAACCATTCAGGAACTTCAATTCCTTCATCACATACTAAATTATCATGAAAGTTCAAATATTCCTTAATTAAATCTAAGTTATTGAACCATAAGAATGATGTATTTGGTACTAATGAGTTGGTATTATAGTTTTTTGGGTATTCACAGTGTGTTATTTCCTTTTTGAATTGGTCTTCGGTAAAATAATAATAACCTCTTGGTATTTCCCAATGTGGTATTGTTAGGTCATATTTATTGAACTCCACATCATCGAGTTTACTTCTAACTATAAAGTCTTGGTCAATAAATACAAATGGTTCTTTTTCTTGTAGAAGACAATGTATTTTACCACTTGTCCAAAAGTGTGCAGGATCTATTCCTTTATATGATTCTAATGTTTCAACATCTACTTCATCGTAAATATCTAATATTCCTATTTTCTCATAGTAATCTCTACCAACATAGTCTGTATAAAGTTTAATAGAACCATTTAATTTCTTCCACCAAAGTGCGGATAATAAAGTAGTTAATATTTGATATATTGGTTGAATATATTCTATTTCATCTTGAATATCTCGAAATACTTTAAATCCATGACCTCTTAATCTTTCTTTGTGAAAGAAAGGGGATGTCCAATTTACGTGTATTGCTTTCATCTAATTTATACTATAATTATTGAAAATTGTTTTATAAATTTAAGATTTAATATATAAGAAATGAGATTATTAAAATTTTATGACTTCATAAATGAGTCTGACGTAAAAAGTAAAAAAGAGTTAAATCGATTAAAATATTTTGTTCAAAAGGAAAATGAAATAATTGAGTGGCAGAACTTAGATAAGTATGGTATTCCTGAGAAGATTAAAACAATGATGAAAGATTGGCCAGTAATACAAAAGTCACCTTATTCGGATTCATTCTATAGTTCTACCGATATAGGTTGGTCACATAAACCAGAAGATTCTTATAGGGTATCGGATCACTGGAATTTTACTACTCACAGAGATGGTAAATCCGTTAAACATTGTATAACCGATAAGAGTGTTCCAACAACCTCACATATAACAATAGCACAATATAGAAATGGTATTTATCACGTCATATTAAGTGAACCTACTGAAAAACATGTTGAAAAAGAAATTAAACAAAAAGAGAAGTTAAAATATTTAAAGGATCCAGAAGTTATTTATCAAAAAAGACTATTTAAAGATAGAATTCATAGAGGTGAAATATTTGGAGATATTACTATAGGTGATAAGACTTATAAAGGTAGAATTTCTAAATATACTGGTCAAGAGATAAAGATTGTTGATGATAATAATAATGTTATTTTCAATGAGAACTATTTAGTTGGCGGTCCTCAGTTTGTTCTTAATTTGTATGATAAACAAGGAAATAAAATAGAAGATTTATTAAAAAGATGATATACTTAAAAAAGTTTAATGAGTCTAACTCTACTAAAAAAGATGAAATACTAAAATTCTGTGAAGAGAATTTAGGCTATCTATTAGATAGTGGTTTTGGTGTTATTGTTGTAGAAAGAGCTGATGATTTGAATATAGAATTTGATAGAGGTGATAGTAAACTATTTAAGTGGGAAGATATTATGGATGACTTTGTACCATTCATAGAACTTTTTGATATGAAGTTTGGATTGAAGAAATTAAAACCAACAAGTGAAAGAGATAAGTTTAGTAAAAAATGTTCCATACTAATAGAAACTCCAAAACATGGTTATAGATATAGATTACAAGACTTGGTTGATGATAATGTTAGTGGTATATTACACATAGAAATAGAAGCCATAGACTTTTTTACAGAAAAATAAAACCCACTTAAATAAGTGGGTTTTTCATTTTAGTCTTTTGCATAAGCATCAAATAACTGAGTACCTGATGTTCTTCTATCAATTGCTTTCCATCTTTTATCTAAGAAAGCTAATTTTGCTTTATCTATTTTACAGTTTCTATCTGAGATATTACCATCATTGAATAAGTCAATCATTTGATCCATACTTAAAGTTGGATATTTCTTATCAAATAAAGGATCTGGATGTGACCAACCAAATTTGATTAACCAATTTAAGATTGCTACAGTACTGATGTCTTTATAATCATCAGTAGTACCATTTCCACTTCTTTTAGAAAGTTTTTTAGCTCCTTCAAAAAGTAATCCTGCATGAGTAATTATTGGGAATGGTTTATCACCATCCACTTTACAAATCAAATCCCAAATAACTTGTTGTTTAGATTGATTTGCAATATGGTCAACACCTCTGATGATGTTAGTTACATCATAATCATAATCATCTAAGATAGAACAGAAGTTATAAGTTGGAAATCCATTATTTCTTAATATAACCATATCATAAGCTTGATTATCATTACCAATCATATTGATAATATAACCATTATCAGTTTTAGTACCAATTTTCTTAGCCATATCAGAGTATCTATCTAATCTATCTGATTGTCTGAAAGTAATATCATGGTCTAATCCAAACTGGCTCATTTGGTCATAGATATAGTCAATATAAGAAGCTTGATTTCTTTCTTGGTCCGTATCATCAATTCTTAGGATAAATGTCCCATTATTGGCCTTAGCCATCAAATAATTAAGAAGTGCAGTCCTCATGTTTCCAATTTGCATATATCCGGTCGGGCTTGGCGCAAAGCGTGTTATCATAGTTTTTAATTTAGATTACAAAGATATAAAATATTTTTCATTTATTTCAGTTAGGGGTGTTAATTTATTTTATATATAAATAATGAAACAATATATTTATACATTAAAAGACCCAATATCTAAAGAAATTAGATATGTTGGTAAGACAAACAATCTTAAAGATAGATTAAGAAGACATATGAGTGATTCTTATTTAATAGAATCTTGGACTAATAAAAATAAGTGGTTGTTAAATTTAAAAAATATAGGTTTATGTCCTATAATGGAAGTTATTGATGAAGGTATTAACAGTAACATAAACGAGTTAGAGATTAAATGGATTTTACATTATAGAAATTTGGGTTTGGAATTGACAAATATGACTGATGGTGGTGATGGGTGTGATAATAAAGGTAGAAAAGCAAGTGAATCAACAATTAAAAAAATGAAATTATGTCATCCTAAAAGGAGGGAGATTATTCAATTTGACTTAAATAATAATAATATTATTAATATATTCAATTCTGCACATGATGCTTCTGAAAAAACTGGATTTTCAAGATCATCTATATCAAGATGTTGTTTAGGTAAGTATATACAAGTTAAAGGATATTATTTTAGGTTTATAGATGATTATTTTTCTTGTGGTAATAAAGCAAGTGGTAAAGTTGATGAATCTTTATTAAAGTCTAAAATTGGTGAATTTAATTCTACTAAAAATACATATTTGACTAAGAGACAAGA